GAAGCCAGAACCAGATACACCAGCGTCAGCAGTAACGTTGACGTAGTAAGTTGCGGCGGCAAGTGCGGTCTGTGAACCTGACGCTACAGGAGAAGCGAGAGTAAATGTTGGTGCTGATAGTGCGCCTGAATAACCAGAAGCAGTACCGCGTGCCATAAGCATCATACGCTCTTCCATAAGCATTGTTGCGTAAAGAGTTGAGGTTGAAGATAGTTGACGCAAATCCTGATAACCCAAACCAGAGAAGTTAGCGTCAAATGAAACGCTATCTGATAGTGAGTAAGAGTTATAAGGAAGTACCAAGTCATCTGCGGCATACGAAATCTTTGGACCGCGCTCGTAGTTAATCGAGCCGAATGTTGCGGTTGAAGATTCTGTAATTCCTGGCCAAGTATTTCCTACTCCGCCTGTACCTGTACCTGTGTAACCAAGCAAACGCTTGACACGGTGTGAAGTACCGACACCCTTCTTACGGGCAATTTTATTGCGAAGTGGAGTTGGACGTGGTGTTAGCAACTTTGCTGGTGCTTCCAAATCGAAAGCGGCAAAAGATGTGCTAAGTGGGCTTGTTAGCGTAATATCCTTTTGAATATCTTGCATAGCAATACGCTGAGAAGCAAGAGCGTTATTTAGCGCGCTTACTGCGTCAGGTGTTAAAGACTTATTTGCTACTGCGGATTCGAGAACTGCTACTGGGTCACCTGCGACTTGTGCGAAGGTTGCTTGTCCTGACTTAACTGCCATAATAGCGTTAGGGTCAGTAACAGCATTTCCCATAGACTTATTAAGTTCTGCTGAATACTCTTCTTGGCGTAGTGCCGCTTCTTTAGCGGTAACGTCACCAAAAAGGTCAGTAGCCTTTGGGTTTGCGAGAGCCATTTTTTCCTTTCGTAAAGAGATTTACTTGTTGGTTAGTGCTTTGGCTTTTGCTTCAAAATCGGAAGCAAGTTCTTTGTAGCCACGTGCCAAATCTTTATCCGTGGCAGTAGCAGACTTAGTGCGATACTCTGCCGCTTTCGCTAGGAAAGAAGCAAGTTCGTCAGCGACTTTCTCGCCAACTGCGAATCGCTTTGGTCCACTACCTACTGCTTTATTTTGTGCCGTTGCCAACTCGTTCTGTAACTTACTAATCTCTTCTTTATAAGAGTTAATCTCATTAGTTACGGAATCGGTAGCACTCTTTACGGCTTTTGCGATAATCGAATCAATATCAATATCGCTCTTAGCAGACTTTTCGGAATCTTCTGATTCCAAATCTTCATCTTCGATTACAGTTCCTACTTCTTCGATTTCGGGAGCAGGGATAATCGTTTCTACGCTCTTCGGCGTTTGGTTCGGGCTAACCATTACGGCGGTACTTACGTCATCACGTCCGTGTGCGTTAGCAGGTTGGTCGCAACCGCACTCTAGGCACTTAGAAACTTCGGCAGACTTTTCTTTATCGTCTTTCGCTTTTTTCTTAGCCTTAACTTTTTTCTTACCTTCGGCTTCTTCTACTTCTTCTTCTGCCGCAGTAGGTTTGCTACCTTCTTCGGTTTCTTCCTCAGCAGATTCGCCATAAGCGCGCTTATCTTCGGCTTCTTCTTCGTGTTCTTTTTCTTCGAGATAGCCCATTTCCTTGCACATCATTGTTACTTCGTCAAGACGTTTGGTTGCTTCTTCAAGTTGCTTTAATGCTTCTTCTTTAGAAGGTTTCGCAACCGCCTTTTCGGTTTGTGTTTCTTCCATTATTTCTCCTTTAACGGTTGGAGTTTCTTCTACGTATTCTTCGACCTTAGTTAAATCTTGGTCGTTATCGCATTTCGCTAGCATTAGTTTTGCGTTAGGGTTTGCTGGTCTATCTACTAGAGAAACTTCTACTATCTGTCCGTCAATGATTCGTCCGTTTGCCGCTTTTTCGTCACGTACGATTCGCGGAGAACGAATACCTATAGAGAATCCTTTTAGTACGCCAGTTTCTACCTTCTTAACTGATACAGGGTCTACTACAAGAGCCTGAATATAAAAACCGTCTTTCTTTGCGTCTAACTCTTTAGCGACACCTGCCGCAATATTAGAATGTTGTTCGCGAATATTTCCGCCTGTCTTAAACCACTCAGGCATAGCCTTCTCTAACCAACCTGCGTCACAAATCTGCTTATCAATATCTATCGAATCATCTGTTGCTTTGCCGTAGACAAGAAGAGTTCCGTCATCAAGTTTTTCTCTCTTAACGATTTCCGCAAACGTGCTAGCCATATCTAGTGCCATTGACTTATCCTTTTTCTTCTCTCTCTCAGCAATACTATTTGCCCAAGATTTTCCTGCGTCACCACCCCAGAGCAACCAAGCGATATACCCTGCCGAAGGATTAGAACTATTACCCCAGTCCTTACCTTTCTTATCAACTTCGTGTCTGGCGAAATAACTTACCATACGGTTAATAGTTTTTAACGGTATTGACTTACCATTACTTAAATCTCTTGCGCGTGCTACACCTACCGCAGTACCGCCACGATTAAACTCTGCGCGGAGTTTTAGACCGCGCCTTGCCGCACTTTGTACTCCTTGTGGTGGTGAAAAGCCGTCTGCCATTATTCGTCATCTCCTAGAATCATACTAAGCGCGTCAGAACCAATGTTACGCGTATCTACTACGTATGGCGCAATATCGCATACACAGTTCGGGTGCGCTGGTGGTTCCGTATCTCCACTAGGAAAACGCTCGTCAATACGGATAGGCGAAACGTCTGCGTTCTCTTGGCATATATCGCAAGGTTCGGCAACTAGCCACTCTACCAGTTCTACGCCTGAATCTTGATATAACTCGCGTGACGCTACCGCAGTTGCTCTACTCATTTCGGTTTGTGCAATAGCAATAGCGCGTTCCGAATCTCCTAGTAAATCTTCTATATCGTCTTGTACTGACTTAGGTGTTAAACCTTTAGCAAGCGCGCGACTTAGTAACGTACCGATTCGGTCTAACGTAGTGTTATTTATACCTTGAATCGTTACATTTGAACGGTCTAATAAATCTGCTAAACCGCGTGGTGGTCTTAGTAGTAATGCCGCAGGACGATTACCTGCGCGCCAAGTAGCCCAGTTTGTAATACGAACGGCTCTACGTAGTTGTTGTAAAGTCGCAGGTGCTTTATTAACGCGCGCTTTTGCTATCGAGTTTAACGCTATATCTTCTCCGAATACGTAGGCTTCTGCGTACATATCTCGTAATGCGTTACGTAGTTCTTTATTATCTGTGCGCACGTGAATCTTTGCCCACGCGCGTAACTCTTCGGAAGTAACGCCTTCTCTTCCCATATACATAGCAAAGAAATCGCGTACTAAATCGTTAGCGTTAAGACTTTCTTTTATTCCGTTACGGATTAACTTAGCGCGCCTAATCGCTAGTTGCTTTTTCGCGCGGTTCTTCTGACGCCACGAGCGATTCATAGCAACCTACGCAAGATAACGTTCGGCGTACCAACGTGCGCTATCGTAATCTTTTTGTTCTACAAACTTATTAAGAACATCTGCGTAAATAACAGGAACTTCTCTAAAGTTAAACGCGCGCGTAGGAGATTTCTTAATAAAACGTAAGAACTGCTTTAGTTCTCCTACCGCTTTTTCACTATCTTCGTTCTCTTCGCTATCGTTTTCTAACGATTCGCGGAGTTGTTCTACATTATTTTTAGCGTTATCTAAAACGTTTTCTATTTCGGGTTTAGGTTCTTCTTCCGTTTCGCCACTTGTATCTAATCCGCCTAAGGCTTCTTCAAAAGGTTTTAGCCCTGTTTCGGTAACTAAATACGCGCCAGCACCAGCAACAATAATCGGCATATCGGCTTCTGCGGCTTCTATTAGCGGTCTACCAGATAGCGAACGAAGTTCGTTAAGAGTTAAATCGCCAGACTTTAACTGAATATCGCGCGTACGTGCTACGGCTTCGGTATCTTCGCGAGTATTTGTTGTAAATCTAAACTCTAGTTCGCGTGGCATACCTAAGAAAGTATAAGAAAGATTTGTAATCATACGCGCGACCCATTGTGCTAATGGTGCCGAACCTAATACTTGACTTGATTCCGCTTCTCCTGCTTGGAATCCTGCGCCACCTAATCCGCCTTTAGGACTAAATCCGATTTCTGTAGGTAATACGCCGAAGTGTCCGCAAATACTATTAACTAAATACTCATCTAACGTATCCTTAAAACGTTCTCCGTATCCTTCGTACTGTACGGGTGTTAGACCAGCAGGAAGTAAACGAACGCGCTTACGTTGTTCGGTTTGTCCTGCTAAATCATTATTAAATATATTTTCGTACGCACGAAGTAGGTCAGGATTATTGCCAAAGTTAGCGTCAGTTTGCATTAAGAGTTCTGGCGTAACTCCGTCTGTATATTCGGCACGTAGCCATTGTTGTCTACGTAAGTAAATATCTGCGAGCGCAAGAGCGCGTTCTGTTGGTGAATATCCATAGACCGTAACGCTTCTTCTATTTTTGACCATATAAGCCAGTTCATCTGAGGTGAACTCTCCATCAACATCTTCCGTTTCGGTAGTCGCAGTAAACTCGCTACGTGGGAAGCCGTAAAGAATCTGCTGGAAAGCAGGGAACGGCGGAGTAGGACGCATACCCCTATCGTCAATAAGTGGCTTAATAGTCGAGCCGTCAAGAATCTGTAGCCCGTGTAAATCGCCGTTTACTTTAGGTTGAGGCCAAACTGCCCACGCGTCAAGTACAAGGATTTCTTCAAGCGCAATATTTAACCAGTCGTAAAAGATAAGTCCGTTAGCAGGGTCAGGTTGTTCCCAGAAAGAACGAAGGCGCGCGATTTCTTCTGTATATTTTTCGCGAGCAACGGACATAGCGCGTGTATGGTTACCGCCGATTTCGCTAATAATCTTTTCTGCGGAATCTTCGCCAAGAACAATATCCCAGTTAAGTCCTAATATTTTTTGTTTACTTACTTCGATACAACGGCGAAGAATATCTATCTGGTCTGCTGCGGCACGAAGCGTCTTAAACGGAACTAAACGCGTTTCCGTAATATTTATATTCTGCGCTACTTGGTATTCGTAACGGCGTGGTGCTGGTCTACCTGATTCTTCTAATGGTGGGTTAATCGCACCAGCAGGAATAGGCGAACCTGGTGAGAACGGGACAGTAGGAAATATCGCGTTGCGTGGCAACGGATTAGTTTGCCCGTAAGTTACGTTCGTCTGTCCCGAAATATTACGCATTTGTTGTTCGGACATAGTGACAGCACCTTGCGGTAAGTTAGGTGCCTTCGTTATTTCTTCGGCTACCTTCTGAGCAATACGGTCTAGCAGACCCATATTTATCTCCTTTTATTAGCCGTGTACAACTACGCGATACTGATTTGAAGTAGGTGCTACCGAGAACAATAACGTAATAGCGGTTGTAGAAGTATGTTGAACATCGCAAATAACTTCTGCGTATGGCGAAGAGTTATCGTAAACCGCAACCGTCACATCTCTTGTATTTAGATTATGTGTGACGGTATAAGAAGTAGCAGAGCCGTCACCTACGCTTGCGGCATATTTAGTTACTACTACAGAAGTATCAATAGCAACGGTATCTGCGCCTACGCTAATACCTGTTCCTGCGCCTACTGCAAAAGTAGTTCCTGTAAGAGTAAGACCGTCACCTGCGGTATAAGTTCCAGCACCGCTAAACTGTTGGAAAACTACAGGGTCAGTACCGACAGTAGTTACTTCGTCTACGCAAACCCAACCTGTATTAGCAAGAGTTGTACCTGCGTCTACGAAAGTAAAGTCACCGCCAGCGATTTCTGTTGATGTATCAAAATCTGTTGCGCGAGTGAGTACCCAGTTAGTAGAACCGTCACCGACAGTTGTAAGAGTATAAATACCGTTTTGGCTAGTAGTTGTTTGGTTCTTAACAAGAATACGAGCGTTAAGAGCAGGGCTTACTCCGTCTGTACTAAATGCGGCTTGTGTACCTGCGTTAGTAAGTGTCGCGCCTACGCCAGAACTTCCGTTGCTATATGTAGCGTTTAGATTTGCGGTTGTTGCGGCATAAGAAGCAGGGTGGATATTTAAGCCTTGTGCTACGTCATCTACGTATTGCTTATTTGCGGCATCTGTAGCAGATACAGGAGAAGCAAGGCTTGTAATCTTATAAGAGTTAAACGAAACGTCTGCGGTTGGAACTGCGAGCGCGCTTATGTTAATAAGAGAGTGCGCAGAGTTATCGTGTGTAGGAGTACCGTGTGTATGGTCGCTACGTGAAACGCTAGTAGCAGAACCGTTTGCGCTTGCCGTACCGAAAGTAGTTTCGGCAGTTACGTTTCCAAACGAAGGCATAGCGTGTGCGTGGTCTTCACGAGCAGGAGCAGTACCAGTTCCAACCGCGCCTGAACCGCCGATAGCGAGCGCAGTAGGAGTTGCGTTAGTTAATGAAGGTGTACCGTGAGTGTGGTCGCTACGTGAATAAGTATTTGCGCTACCGTTTCCGCTAGAAGCACCATACGAAGTTTGTGAAGTTACGGAACCAAAGTTAGAAACTTGTAGCCAAGTTGTACCGTTATCTAAATAAAGTAGTTGCTGGTCTGTAGCGAAGAATAAACGACCTGCGACACCTGCGGCAGGACGATTAGCGTAAACGTCAAAAATGATTTCGGATTCGTTAAGTACCGATACCCACGCACTACCGTCATAGTAATAAATCTCGCCGTCACCAGTATTAAAATAAATCTGACCAGCAGAAGGAGTGCTAGGCGCAGTACCAAGATTTTGGATAACCGCATTTTGTAACTCGTTCTTATTAAGGTCAATAGATACTAAAAACTTACGCGCCATTATTTTCTCCTAAATCACGTACGCCGTACCAGCGAACGCACTCGTAAAGGTTATCACCATTTGGTTTTTACTTGGGTAACTGAATGTGCCTTCACATTGTGTCCCTGCGGAATCAAGAACTACCGCAGTAGGTTCGCCGTTTAGATTATGGTTAATAGTCCAAACCGCGCTTGCTATCGCTTGTGTATGTACGTAGAAAACAGAAGCCGCAGTACCTTCTGGTCCTTGTGGTCCAACGGCAGAAATTGTAACTGTAGGTATTACAGGTTTTACTACGATAGCGTCATCTGCCATTATCTTGTCACCTCAGGACTTATTACTACTTGACCTTGTGCTAGTCGTGTAACAATACCACTCACACTACTGATTTCTATATCGTAATAGTACGTGCCTTCGTCAATATTGCGCGTCTGTGTCGCAGTAGCGTGGACTTCAATATTTCCTGTTAAAGCCGTAATCGTTATACCGCCGTTAGAAGTATTAAGAGTTAGAACCGCGTCAGGGCTAGAAGGTAGCGAACGTATCTGTAGTTCTGCCGTGTAACCCGTAAGGTTTACTGGCGCATACGCTAATCCGCCAGAGATATACGCACCTGTAGCACCGTTAGTAACTGTAAACTGGTTAGCAGTACGAGAAGCGATAGTTACGTTTTGTAAGTTATAAACATTAGGAATAACGCCGTCAATAGATACTACTTGTGAAGCGGTATATCCATTATCGGCAGTATAAGTAACCGTAGTTCCGTTTCCTACGATATTAGTAATAACGGCAGGTTGGTTATATACAAAGTTGATATACCAGTCTGCACCTTGGTCAATAACCGTGTTATAAGTAACCGCCACTTAAACTCCTAAACTACTTCCGCAACGAGAACATACACTAGAACCCTTTGGCGCAGGGAAGCGACACGAAGGACAAAATACCGCTAATGCGGCAAGTCCCATAATACTACTAGCACCTTCGCTTAACTCCGTCAATGCCCATACAAGCGCGTCTAATCTATCGGGACTAAAGGTAGCAATAGGTGTCCACTCACATAACTGCGTTTCTAAATCCGCAAAGTATCCGTGATGATGAACTCTTCCTTGTTCGTATAAAGAACTAATCGGTTCGGCACGAACTTGCTTACCCCGTGTAGCGGTTACTTTCTTAACAGGAACATTATTATCAACTTGACGGATAAGAAGCGTTACCATATCTCCGCCGTTATTCGTTTCCGCAATAATCTTATCTGCCTTTCGTTCGTGGTAAAGATTTACGGCTACTCTTGCCCACGCGTCAGGGGACGCTCTTAAACTTTTATCTT